AACATTAATTGTCCAGTTCCGTTAGCTATTCCTAACTTAACACCACTTGCTGTTGTAGTATATTCTCCTGCTGTTGCACTTAAATAATAAGTTTCTTTATCTGTAAATGCTGCTGATTCATAATAAACCCCACCTGTTTGAATTGTAACATCTACTCCATCTGCACCCGCACTTACTGCTATACCATTTGCTCTACATTTATCTTGAACATTTGCATCAGATAGCCAAGCTTCACCTTCATTAGCGTGTCCACTTCCATAAATGAATACAACATCACCTACTGCTATTGTTTCTCCTGCCTCTACTGTGATAAAATTACCAACTTGATGGTTTCCTTCTGAAGCGTAATCTACATCCCCATCAGTTTTTGGAAATTCATTTTCTCCTGCCATTTTATTTTAATCCTCCTAAATTAACCTATCTTTCACAATAAATGTGAACTGGTCTGTATCTGATTTACTTTCTGCTGTGAATGTATCTTCACTGTGCATCAAAATAGTTCCATCAGTGTTAATCAAAGCTATCCCATTCAAATCAAAACCATTAGCTTCAGTACTAAGTAATTGGCACCTAGTTTCCTGCTCGTAATTAGTTTCATCAATTGTTGGATAACTAGCTAAATATATTTTACTTCTTTCTGCTACAGTCCATTCTCTAAGTAAATCATAAACTAATTCTCCTGCTGTAAATTCATCAGCTGCATTAACAGTTTCTAATTCAATAACAAATTCATCCAATACCCCTGAAGGCGCTCCACCACCACCAGCAGTTAAATCACTTGTTATTGTCGTTCCCGAAGTTACCCAATTCCATCCTACTGCTAATTGAGCTTTAGTTCTTTCATATTTATAGAAAAGAGTAGGACCATTTCCATTAGTTCTAAATTTAATGGTTAATGCTGCGCCACTTGCTTTCACTTTAACATAAGCTGCAGCATCTCTAATATATAACCAAAATCCAAAAGGTTCAGCTGCTGTCTTGTTGGCAGTTAACGCTGCAATTGTCCATATCTTCAATACGTTAGTCCCCGCACCGTCAGCAATAAGGTTCTGGGCGGTTACGTCCGATTGACCTGCACCTTGTTTAAATGTGGTTGTGTTGTTGGTACTGTTATCAGCCCCACTACTTCCAGTCAGTGTGTTACTCCCATCATCACACACAGTGCCATCTTCAATTGGAACACTCACATCTAAATCAGTGTCGGCTACTGCAGGTGTTCCGTTACTTATTCCAACTCTGAAACGAGAAGGAACAGTGTAATCAGGACTTGATTTGTATGCCCTGTTAATTATTATTTTCTTTCCATTGTTAACTATGATTGAACCATTAGCCATTTTATATATCCTCCATTAATACTTTAACCGCGGGTTCTGTAACTTGATTAAAGCTATCTTTTGTTAAATCAATTGATGCTACTCCTGCAGCATTCTCTGTAATTCTTATGTACGTTCCTAACCCATCTGAACTTGTAACTGCGGTTCTTACCCCTTCAGTTATTGTTTGCCAAGTTGATTTATTATCAGAACTAATTTCAATAAGTAAAGTACCCACGACAGTCCCTAAATTAACAGTCACAAAAGTTAAAGTTGTACCTATATCAATCGCAGAACTTAACCATATTTGACCTGAAGTGAAAGCTATATCATTAGTTACAGTTGAGAAAGTAGCAGTAGAATTTGTTGAATCATGAAAATCAGTATCATACGCATATTCTTCATAGGTCATATCTCCTTGAACAAGTTTGACTGTTTGTATTGTACTTGTCTGGTCACCTAATGAAGAAGAACCTAATAAACCATAGGCAGCGTGACCTAAAATAAATGTTCCTGCTTGGATACCATATTGGTTGGTACCGTAAACCCCATAAGAAATATGTCCATAAACTCTTGATGATTGTGCTGCATCTCCCCATTTGTAACTGTTCCAAATACCATAAGTTACGTGATTCCAAATAAGTGTGTTACCAGCAATTGATTGTTTTTGAAGTTTTAAATATCTTCTTCTTGGCTTGATGTCTCTAGTAACTGAGAATATGCTTGTTGTGAAATCGTTATCTGTTTGATTCTTCTTTTCAAGTTGCCTTAACCTTCTAATAATTTCATTCTTCAAATAATAATCTTCATATAAAGGGATATTATCAACAGTAATTTCATCAATGTGGACAGGATAATTATAATTTATTCTTCTCACAACAACAGTCCTGGATTCATTATTGTTATTATCCACTACTTGAACCTTATCCCCCGCCTTAATGTCCATTACATTATATGTTCTCAATCTACTTTTAATTTGTGGGTCTTTAAATTTAGTAAGAACCTCAGTAGATTTAACTAAAGCATCATCTGTTGTTAAAATAGTATCAATCTTTTTTTCGTTTTGATATTGACCATAAGCACCAATACTTGTTGGGTCTTTCTGTCTCAACTTTATTGGAACTAAATATGAATATCTAAACTCAATTGAGTGAGTATTTGGTGGAGCTACTTCAAAATTAATCTGTTTATTTTCTTTATCAACACTGTAATTAAAACTTGCACTTTGTCCCTCAATACCACCCTCTTTCAATACACTATTAACAAAAACCTTAACTGATTCTGGTCTGAAATTCAAAGTGTACTGAGTCTCAAGTCCATCCCCTGTATCTGTCTCAGTAGTTTCAACTTCCTGTAATCCACCAACAATTGTAACATCATTGATGATTTTAGTGTAATCATATTTCCATTCAGGTACTTCAACCAAATTAACTCCAGTTTGGAGGATAGTTCCAAAAGTGGTGAACCCTTTAGTTTTGAATACAACCTTGTCTGTACTTGGATCATAATAAACCATATAATCAATTAAATCAGCTAATTGTTTCAACTTCTCCAATAAATTGTTGTTTCTTAATACAAACTGGTCAATCGTGACTACTGCCCCACTAGCTTCAACATCTGCAGTTAGTCCCCCATAAGTTTGAATTAAATCTTCTGCAATTGCTGAAACAACTCCAGCTTCAGGGTCAATATTAATATCGTAAGTTTTATTCAATACAATTCTCTGTAACTTCCACAATTCATCAAAACATTTTATTACAATGTTAACTGCACTGGATTTACTTACACTTGCAATTACACCTTTAAAAATAGTTGAATCTGTAGCGGTTGTTAACCCCCTTGTGATAACTACGGTCTGTTCAGCAGCTAAGTCTAAATCATCAAGTACTGCTGTAGAAAATACCAATTTTGCAGGGGTAATATCTTCAAAACTATCAGAAACAGTGTAGTTCATCAAACTACTAGTTACGTCAACCCCTTCAATTGTTACTTTTGTTAATACTTGTGACATTATGCTGAATCTGTATAAAACTCTATTGTGTATGTTAAAATGTTAAATGTTGCTTGATCTCGTGAATAAGTGAAACCATTAATCCTGCAAGTGTAACTTTTGTTAAATGTAGATAAGTAAGCTAATTCTGGTGGTGTAGAATCTTTAGCTATTGTTTCAATCTCATTAATGAAATTAGTAAGCTGTGTCTCAGTACCTTGAAACTGACCACTAATAAGAAAAGTTCTTCGTTTAGGTAATAGCCCTAAATTAATATTTATCCCACTGTCAATGTCAGTACCTGGGATGTTAATATTAAATAAATTAGCATCAAGGTTGAATGATTCTCCCTCTACTATATTAGTCCCTGTTGCCCCTTCATTCCCAAATATAGGTAATGTGTCTGTACTTGAATTGTTTGTAATTGTCGGTTGTGTCATTTAGTCTTGCCCCCATGAGTTAATTAAATCTTGATTCAATAAATCGTTAGTTCTATCTAAATCAATTATTGGATAGTTCCCACCAGAAACAAAAGGTGATTTGTATATTGCCCCATATTTCATGTGATTGAAATTAGCATTAGCTGGTGTTGAATTTGGAATTGGTGAATTACTCCCTCCCCCTGAAGTAATAGGTGCAGGTGTTGAAACAGAACCACCATCAAACCCTAACGCACCTTTAATCTTAGATATTAGTGAGTTTATCCCACTTACAAAATCATTAATGAATTTTGGGGGTTTAGGTAACATCTCATTAACTTTTAATACAAATTCAGCAGTTTTCTTTTGTTTCTCCATTGTTTGAATATCAGTTAGTTTGATTAGATTGCCTGCAGAATCAATTAAAGATTGAGTCCCATCTTCTAAAGTAATTAACCCTAAACCATATTTATTAGCAGCCTCAATTAATGCGTTAGTTTCTTCTTTTGCTTTTTCTATTGCTTCATCAGTGTTCTCTCCAGGACCCCCCACTCCTGCACCTTCTCCTCCACCATCTCCAATGCCTACGTCTTCTCCACCTAATAATGAGCCTACAGCAGCAACTATTCCACCCACTAATATTTGCCCTAAGGTTCCTGCAGTAATTGCTTTTGCTGCCTTGAATTTCTCTACACCCAATGCTTTCTTGAAACCACTGCTCCCACCAATTGGAGCTTGTCCCCCACCAATACCTGCACTGCTAGTAATAAGTTCAATTTTTGCTTTTATGTTTTCTGCCATTTTAAAAATTATATACTGGACTTTTTGAAAGTGGATTATTAATTTTTGTAATTACTTTTGCAACTTTCTTTGTCACTTTAGTTACTTTACTTGATGGGAATGATGGAGTCATCTTTTCCCTCTCAGCTAGTGCCGACTCCCTATCTTTTATATCGGCCTGTATCTGTTTTAATTCTGAAATTTTATTATCAATATCTCCTACCGCTCCTTCTAAATTACCCATCGCTTCAACTGCTGGCCTTGCATCTAAAACACTTGCAAAAGAAGTTGTCCCTTGCCCAAATGCATCTAATGTGTTTGAGTCTTGTGCAGCGTTCAGTGAGAAAATATTCATAAAATCTAAAAAACCCTCTTTTAATGTTGCAATAAGACCAGTTTGTGTTTTTGATTCATCTTTCAACCCAGTTATGGATTCAGTTGAAATACCTAAATCTTCCATCCATTCCAATATTAAAACTGGATTAATTGTACCAATGAATTGGAATGCTGTTCCCAAACCTATCTTTATTTGACTCAACCCCCGCTGTACCCATGCCCCCAATTTAGGTAACCATTTCAACACTTTACCCGGTATTTTTGATAAGAATTTCTTCACAGCGATGTACCAACCAACAATCTTTGCTACTAATTTAGTAACTTTACCTATAGCGGTTTGCATGAATCTTTTAGAGTTCATAGTTTTAGCAGCTTTAAACTCCTCTATATCCAAAGCTTTCCTTTCCTGTCTACTCAACCCATCATCTTCACCGCCACCCATAGCAGGTTCTAGTAAAACTAACCTCGCTTTAATTGTTGGTTCTGGCATCTTCTTTTATCCTGTTCAAATTTTGCTTGTTGTCTTTCTTTGTGTAATTGTCTTACCCAACAGTTCAATACCCACATCGGCATCTCTTGAAGTTCAGTATAACTTAACCCAAAAGCTTTCATTAGGTTTCTTTCAGTTATAGCACTCTCAATAGCTTCATGCTTCGCCTTCATCAAGACTAACATCATCCATTTCCTTAACTGCTTTTAACAACGCAACTCTGTTTTTAGGTGTAAGTTCATCAAGTTGTTCAATGGTCTTGTTCCATTCCACTGCCTGACCCTGACAAGTGACTGATTCTATACTACGTACAATCTTCAAATCTTCTAACTTATCAATATCTCTAAACTGCATTGGTTGACCACGATGGTCTTGAATTACAACACTTTTGTTCCTGATTCTTTTCAAATCTCCCCAAGTTAATGGTTTAAGATTAAACAAAAGTTTCCTATCCTTATGCTCAATTTCTACTTGTTTTTGCATTTAAATGCACCCCACTATGTTTTTATTTATCCTATTGTCCACCATTTCAAAGGTTCTTTCTCACTAGACCTTGTTAATCCAGCTAATGAGAATCCATTAATTGTTACTTGAACTTGTCCACCTTCATTTGCTGGACTTTCGCTCCAATCATTAATGTGGCTATTTTCAAGTTGTATAACTAAAACTTTGTCTCCATTTGCAGCACCTTGATTAATTGTAATGGTTAATGCATTTGAAGTTACTATCCCTGAAGATTGAGGACTATTTGTACCATCAAAGAAATCATCTAGTAATTCTGTAACTGACCTTACTCCAGCAGTATTATCATAATGCATATTAAGAGTCATTGTCCAGTTATACACTCTTGTTCCTAATGTTGGTTGTTTCACAAACCTGCTAAATGCTTCTCTTGGGAAGACTGGATTACATTCACACGTAACACTAAAATTAACTATATCTAATGTATCAGAAGCACCCCACACTACAGAACCACTGTTAAATGTAAATGTTTGAGTTGTTAATGGAGCCCATGTTTCTAGTGAAGTGCCCCTAGTAACAGTGTTACCTTGGAAATCAAAATCACAAAGAAGTTCATCACCTTGTTGGCCACTTAATGTCCATCTACTAATAACTACCCCTTGAACAAGTTTAGTTTGGTCAACCGATGCACCTTTGTTCCCTAATTCAAATTCACCAGTTACACTTAAATCATCTCCTGCTGGATAACCAATATTTGCAACTTCCTCTAAATAAAATGGGTCCCCTGTATCACCTACAGCTCCTGTTACTCTTCCACCAGCAAACCTTAAAAATGTAAAGTCATCTGGTTTAGTTGATACACTCCCTGTAACTTCAAAATTTCCCAATACCACTGAACTCTGATTTATCCCATCAGCTATTCCTTTACTTCTAATTAATTGTTGATTCATATTTAACGTAACTGATTGAACTCTCCCAAAGTTACTTCCTACTGCTGGTGCTGAACCCCCATTAGTTCCGTATGCTGTTTCTGGCGCATAAATTAAATACGTATCTTTTCCATCATAATATTCCCTTGCCATTATTCCTCACCTGTTAAGTATTTTATTAGAATTTCATTAACATCATCGTCGGCTGAATAGCCTTTCCCTTTTACATATTTATATTTCTTCATCATAATCCCTCCCCAATGTTGTAAATGTTAAATTGTATTTCTAACATCTGTCTATAGATACCCAATTCCTCATCGAGAGGTATAGGATTATTAGCAATAAACACTGGGTACTGTAAACCATTTAAGGTTGTGTCAGTCCTCCAATTGTTACGAATTTCTTTAATTATCTCTCTTGCTACATGTTGAACAACTTTCTTTCCTTCCATAGCAATAGTGTATGTTGAAGTAATTGCTTCTCCATTATCTGCAGTTACATCAGTAGCATTTAAGTTTAAATCTCCAGTTGAGAAACTCCATTCAATTACATCACCACCCATACCCGCTGGACTTGTAAAAGCACTATTTGTTGCTTTCTCAGTTACAGTTCCATAAGCTACTGCATCATGTTTAATGTTAGTTACACTTGAAGGAACAAAATCAAAAGTCATTCTATTATTATTCATAGCACTACCAACTGTACCCATAGCTTCATTAGTCACTGTTCTTGTAACAATTAAATCTTTCTTACTTACCACATCAATTTGAAATGTAACAGTGTGATATTGATTATCATCATAAATTCCCATAGAATCAGCAGTGTCAGTTAGGATGGTTATTCCTACACGTGGAAATTGATTATCACCAAGAGAAGCTACACGTGGAAAATCAGGATATATCCAATTACCACTTCTTGACGCATTCGGATCAGTAAGATTAGTTCTAAGAAAATTAGTTAATATTCTATCACATTCTATCTTAGCTTTAGTCATTACTGTGCCTCTTGGTCTTACTAATGTTCCACTTGAACATGATTATAATAATTTTGTAATATATAAACACTATTCTATCTTAATGCGGTCTTAACTGCATTAGTAATTATTTTACTCATTTTCTTTTTATTCCAGACAACTCTTCTCATCACCGCGAAAGGTTGCATTCCTTTAGGTAGTGATTTGGCTTGTTTTCTGGTTATATTTTTCTTTTTAGGGTCAATATTACTTGGTACATTATTAAAACCAAATCTTCTAAAATAATCATAAGTTCCATATTCTAAATATATAGCATGGGGAGATATATTTGTAATTGTTACTTCGTTTTTACCAACTTTAGAAGAAAACCCTCTTTTATATTCACCAGTATCAACCAATCTCATATTATTAGTAAGTAATCTCATTTCATTTTCAACCTGAAAACCGATCGCATTTAACAACTTACCAGAAAATTTGTCCCAGTTAGTGATGTCATAATTCTGACCATTGACAGTAATCTTCTTACCCATCAGACATCACTCGTGTTAATTGTTCTTCTACATCTAAAAGAATAATGAGTAACGTCCCCACTAAGTTCAGGTGATTCAATTTGACTTACAATTTCCCATATTGCATTACCATCCACAATTTGATCCTGTGGTACGGGAAGTGTGGATAACTCCGTGGGGTGAAGATATAACACACCTTCCCCTACTTCCACTATCCCTGCGGATATAAATCTTTGGTCTAAGTCTAATCCAAATTGAAGGTCTCCTGTAAACGTTGTATTAGTATTACTTGTAGCTGATAATTGTCCAAAAGCATCAACAGTCTTTGCAACAACTCTATGAATCAAATCTTTCCTTCCAAAGATAGCGAGAGCTGTTGTAAGTAAACTTCTATTAATCTTTGCATGATTTGATACTGCCGTCTTTACCATTATATTGCTGTGACCTGTGCTCTTTTACCTATCATTTTGTAAAGGCTATCTACTCTCTTCTGTAACTGTGCCAAGACTTCACGTATATTCACATATACTTCGCCTATGGTGACAGATTTACTGCCTAGACTATATGAAGTTGCATCATCAAAAGATCCACCAGACAACGTAATAAACGCCTGTATGGAAGCGATAAGAACACTTAATTCAGTAATATAACTTGGTGTTGTTGAAAGACCATAATTATAATCAACTCTTATGTTATCAGTTCCGTGTGGGACAATAACATTCTGGAAAGATAATTGACTATTTCTTAACGACGTACTACTTTTTTCAACAACTTGAGTAATTGGATCAAGTAATGTAATGGTACTAACAATAGGGTCAACACTGTAATCATCTGTTAATGTACCTCGAACGAAATATAATGAATCTGAACTGTTTACTGTAGTTGTTGCCCATCCGTAAGGGAATGTCCAAGTCATAGTTCCTGATGAAGTAAATATATCTACTCCTGTAGTTTGCGCAGTTTCAGATAAATCTGTCCAAGCTGTACCGTTCCAATATTCCCAATCAATCGCTGTTGAACCATTATCTGTTCCTGCAGTTGAAAGAACTACATCTAATCCTAAGAAACGACTTGATGAACCAATATAAATTATATCCCCTGTTGCAGGTGCATCATCAAACAAAGTAAATGGCGCTTCAGTGGATAAAGTTACTGCAGTTGTATTATCAGTGTATGCACTTCCACCAGTATCAAAATTAAAGAACTGACTTATTGCTAAAGGTTTAGATAGGAAGTAAATGAAATCTACAGTTGTCACCGGTTGATTCTGTAACAATAAAAAACTTGGTGCATCAAAATCGTGAGTGTAAGGTCTATCTGTTGAAGGGTATCCTAATGAAGGTCTTCCATTAAATCTTTCAGTTACTGAAGTTGCTGTATCCCATTTACGTCCACTCCATACATCAATTTCATCATCAGCTGCATCAATCATGTCACTAATTACTGAGTTCGGGAATGTATCGTTATACCAATAAGTTGCAAATATAATATCTGTACCTACTTCACTAACTCCTGACCCTGTTAATATTACTCGACCACTTTCATCGTCCAAAGTATAATGTGTTGTTTCTGTTAATGTTGTAAATGTATTGCTTGCACTAGCTGCGTGTGATAATACTGTCCCTGTTGAAAATACGTTAGTGTGATCTAGATCGAAATCCGTTTCACTGTTATCTCCAGTTCCAACATTTTCATCCACTATCCTTATTCCAATACCGCTACGTTCAGCTACCTGTAAAGTTGTCGCATAGGCCATATTATTTTACCCCCCTAAATATTAATGTTAATACAAACAAAAAGATGGTGCTAATAGTTCCTGTTCCTATCGATAACCATTTTCTATGTAATTTAACACTTCCATTGATCTTCATTGTTTGTTCCTCAATATGTAATAATTTCTCATAAATGTCCTTGTTCGTTATTTTAAGGAAAGTTTTTTCTTCTGCCATTATGCTGTCGGATCCCTCACAGTTGGCCAAAACTTTATATTTCTTATTGCATCTCCACTATCTAATTGCAGAACCAAGAATGAAGAATCGACATAAGCAGTGTCTCCTCCTGTATCAATAGAAGTCTCATTCACGAAAATCTCAAAAGTTCCCGACGCATCTCTGGTTATAACCACCCTTACAAATTCGTCTGTAGCAAGGACACCCGTTGCCGTAGAGAATATGGTCGTGGATCCTCCGCCTGTAATTCTTCTCAAGAAAATGGCTTCATCTACCGTTACGGTCATCTGATAACCAAGAGCAGCGTTCCCTGCCTGAACTGAATCCATTACGAATCCTATTAAAGGATTTGATGCAGCATCCTTGCTTAACTCAAATTCCCACGTTCCAAATGCTTGTTGGCTTGGAGTGGATATAATCCCCGTCCCTACACATGTAATCTGCTTACCAGCACTTGAGTCGTCTACCTGCCAAGTTCCACTAGTTATTTCAAACCCTGTATTCTCTAGGAAGTTAGCGGTAACATTGCCAACAGAAACGTTCCAATCTTCACCAGTAAAGTTTAAATCTAATTTCTTTTGTCCCTGTGCATATAATTGTGTCGCTTGTGCAGCGGTAAGAATAGTGTCCCATAATTGTGGTTGGTCAATCGCACCATCAAAAGTCGCTGTTTCTGCAGTGTTGTTCCCAATAAAAAGGTCATCCCCAACATCAGTGTTTCTTGTTCCTGTTGGAGTTGAATCTTCAGTAATGGGAACAGATTGTCCATTTATGTAAATAATAGGGTCATTACTTGCTGAATCTGCGTCGTATGTAAAAACAATATGGTTCCATGTGTTTAATGCTACCTCAGCCCCTGTTGTTTTCCATTGACCATTCGTGCCACTCATCACTTGCTCGTATAAAACTTTAACAAAACCAGACACCTCATTTCTAACCGAAAGGTTATGAGAACCTTTAATAAAAAGATGACCTCTATTTACTGCCCCGTCACTCCTTGGTTTACACCAAAAACTTGCAGAACCACCACCATCAAATATGTTCTGAATTGCGGATGCATCAGTGATTTCTATTTCCCCAGTAGTTCCTTGAAAATCTAATGCTTGTCCAAATATTCCTGCTGTAGATGGAAGAGGTTTGGGGATTGTTCCATCATTACCATTACCACTTACATCAAATACTGTATCTCCTTTAACATTCATGTTCCAACTACCTACTGGACTTGCAATAAGTTCAGGAGATTCAGGGAGAACTGTTGCTCTAGGGATAGTATCTAAATGAGCTTCCTGTAAACTTTCAGTATATAACTCACTTACTTGTTGCTCACTTAATTCAGTATTAAATAAAAGAACCTCCCTTATTGCCCCTTCATACAAAAGACCAGCACTGTTTTTCCTATCCCCTATGACTAAATTAGCAGTACTTTGATTTATTGAAGTTACAGTAAGGGTATCTGTAACAATATGGACCCCATTCCTATAATAGTTTACCGCCCCAGCATTATATGTAATTACGATATGATTCCATTCCCTTAATACAATACTTGAAGCGTTTGAGAAAGAATCAGTATCACCACCTGTTCCGTCACCACTTACTTGGAAACGAATGTTAGTTGCTGAGGGAAAATCAAAATAAAAAGCTCTTTGGTCATCTACAGTAGCATATTTTTCAACTAACCCTATTCCTGACCTATTATCATCAGTTGGGTTAATCCACATACTAATTGTTAATTGAGTTGTTACATCTAAACTCGCACTATCAGTTACTTCAACAGAATCATCTACACTATCAAAATTAAGAACTTTTCCCCTATCTGAATTTCCCCAATAAGGAGCACTATTGAAAGCAACTGTTTGGTCACTACTGCTTTGGTCTTCAATGGTGCCTTTACGATAATCTTGGTGAAGTACAATATTCGCTGAGAGTGATTCTTTGATTGTCATTTGTTGATCAACCTCTTTTCTTTTTCATAAATCCATTTAATTTGTGTATCGGTTAATGTTAAATTATACACTTTCGGTTTAGTAATATTACCTGTCATATATCTGTTAATGGGTGAATTAGTTGTCGCTCCAACATGAGTTACATTAGAAGAATTACCTAATGTATGACTCCTTGCAACTTGTGAAGTTAATGTCCCGTCAACATAAAATCTTACTGTAACACCTGTATATGTTACTGCACAATGATGCCATTGATTATCATTCACTGTACAACCAGAATTACAATCAGTGAAAGAACTAGCTGTACCATCAGCAGCGTAAAAACTTAACACTCCCGTTCCACCTGGATCTAACTCAAAACCAAACCCAGTGTAAGGACTTGCAGATTCAAAATTACCAATTATTGCACCAGTTGGGGAAGATAATTTTATCCAAGCCATACAAGTTACTTTTCCATCTGTTATTGTAATGTTTGCTCCTTCTAAATAATCTCCACCATCAAAACTCATACCATGACTAAATGCTAATTGTGTTGGAAATGTTGAAACAGTAGTTCCATCACCTAATTTAATTGTTGAATTTGTGTTACCAATGTCTTCAGTAACTTGATCCCCACCTTCATCTTCATAATTAGAACAGAGAGGTAATGATAATAAAGCTTTACTATCATCAATTTCTTGGAAAGTTACACCATTATAAATATCAGTTACTTCACCTGCAGTTAGTGCTCTATCATAAAAATCAAAAAAATCAATATCACATTCACAGCCAGTTTCTCCAGTTGCATATCCCATTTCTAAATTTAAATAATTATTTGAATGTGTTCCAAAGAAAGCAGAGCCAGCAGCAGAATCAGTTACTGCATTACCACCATCAACATAACTTACTAAATCTGTCCCATCCCAAGTAACAACAATTTCATACCATGTACTACTACTAATTGAAGATTGCGTTGACCGATAATAATTATTTCCTGATCCATTTCTATTTTCAAATTCAAGAGTATTATTCCCACCATGAAAAGCAAATTGCATTTTAAAATTGTCATCTAAACCAAAAAAGAAAAACCTTCTATAACTACTATCAGTATCAGTAAAATTTATTCTAAACCTTACTGAAAAACCATTTAACCAAGCATCATATTTTAAAAAACTGAAAGTAGCACCATTTCCTGAATTAGTTGTTTCTAAAATTCCATTAGAAAGACTTGCTCCTAAAACTAAACTTCCACCATTCTCAATCACAGAGCTAACACTATCAAAACTTTCCCTGAAAATCCAATCGTCATTTATTCTAGGATATACCATGTTTATGCTAATGTTACACTTGAATCACTGAATAATGGTCTGTAAATTATCACCCATAGTGTTGATCCAGTACTACTTGCTGCACAATTTAATTCAATATCTCCATCAATTAATATCCAAGGAACATCTTGTTTAAGCAATATTCCTGTTGTTACATTAACCATTGCATCAGCTGCTGTTCCAGTTACATAATAAGCCGAACCTGAAGCATGAGCATTAATGTCAAGAGTTGCACATAAATCTGCAGTACTACCATTATTAAATTGGAGTTTAGTTGCATTAGCTTGAGCTTGAATTACTGTATCTACTTCCCCAAATATTGCAATTACTTCAACAATACCAGTAACGGTAAATATAGCTCCTGCGGTTGATTGTGGTAAATTTGCTGAATCTGTTTGTTCTAAAATTTTAATTGGGAAATCATCCCTTCTTACTGCACTTGTTAATGGCATTTTATATCCCCTCCTTCTCTTCAGGTTTTGGTGTTAATTCAGCAAGTTTAGCTTTCCATTCAGCTTCAACGACTTTTATTTGTGCATAAGAAAAACCACGTTTAGCTTCACCAACAACTCTTCTCACACTCTTCTTAATTTCTTTTGGACCTTTACCTAAAAGTAAAAGTTCTACCATTGACCATTTCTCAGCATCAGTAGGTTCAATAAGATTACTCTTACCACCTTCTTGACTAACTGGAGTTAAATCGTTTAATGTTTTTCCGTCTAAATATCCCATTTTAATTCGTCCTCCTAATAACTTTTCTTACTATACAGTGCATAGTCAGCATCATTGTTCCCACCAGCAGTTACAGTTTTTATTTTTACAAATTTAACATCAACTGGAACATTCCTTTCAAGTATTGTATCTTCAGTAAAATTAGCTGCTTCAAACCACTCATTTGTTACATCTTGATATGTTGCACTTGCCGCTGCAGTTCCATCATCTTGAATACTTGCTTCAACAGTTACTGTAGTTGTATCAGTAGCACCACTATTAATTTCAATTTGAACTGCAAAAGTTTTATACCCATCCATATCCATATAATAACTAGTTGTAGCATTAGTTTCATTAGTTACATCAGCTAAAGTTTCTTCCACATGATGAGAACTTAATGGACTTACTTCAAATCCTTTCATTGAATCTGTACCTGAATCATAACCTTTAATTTGCCCATAATCACTTCCATCATCATTCACTAAAGTTACAAATTGAACACCTTGACTAGTTACTGCAAAACTTGATGCATCCCCTTCAGTACCTCCTGTTGTAGGTAGTGCACTTCCATCAAAAACTGCCACTTGGCCATGAACAGTATAACCTGCTTGATTATTCTTCATTGCCTCATCTTCGTTAGTCATTGGTGTTTCTGCACCATCTTCAGTAACTGGGAAGAAATATTGTACACCTGATAAGGTTGCAGCTACTCTGATGGCATCTCCTTCTGAAACAGTGTTAGGTAATGGATTGTCATCAAAAGCTTTGGCTTCTGCTTGAATTTGAGGACCATCAGCAACAACTGCACTATCATGAGTTGCTTCAGTAACAGATGTTGAACCAGTTGCTGTAACTTCAATGTTAGTTTGTCTTGTGGTATAATTTGTTGTATCGGTTGTTCCAGCTGTAGCTTTACAATATCTAATTTTACCAGTTGGGTAATCAATTGCATACTCACCATTTGATAATGCTGCTAATTGAACTGTATCGCTTGTTTGTTTCAAGTAAGCTACTTCCGTAGTAAGAATTGTTCCTGTTACCCATGCTAAAGAAGTATCGGCTGAACTTCCAACTAATGCTCCTGTAGCATCCATTACTGGTGCTTTATCTAAAGCAACTACACCGGTTGTTCCCGCTGCACCTGCACTAAAACTAACTGATTCTGCTGAAATCGCTAACTGATTAGAAGCAGTACTCATATCATTAACTTTTAAAACCGGATGATCATCACCCATATCTGCTGTTCTTTTACTATCTCGGTCTCCCCAAGATGTTGGTATTACCATTTTTTAATTTCCTCCTAAGTGTGTTACACCGACCGTGACCCCAAGGTTGTAGCCACTCGCCGCTAATGTGATTATTCTTCTTTTTCTTCAGCTGGTTCCTCTTTCGGTTCTTCAGCTTTAGGTGCTTCTTTCTTTGGTGCTGCTTTCTTCTTTGGTTTCGGAGCAGGTTTTGGTTCTGCTTTCTCTTCCAATGATCGACCTTCACCAGATTTCTCAACATAGTGCCAGTGTTCTTCTGGTACTTCTTGACCTACAGCATAATGAATTCCATGTGATGGATATTTCTTAGCTTGTCCTGGACCAAATGTAAGTGTAAGTGATTTTCCTTTCAATATTTTTGCCATTGTGATTCCCTCCATAATTGTGAATAAATAAAAAAATAAAAAATATTTTGTTTATCTAATCTGGTACTACCGCTGCAACAGCTGCCCCGATTGCAGACCACGCATTACCCATCCAACCAATTGTGTCACTTATCTTAATAATTCTTATAACTTCTGTGTTGGTACAAAGATATTCTTTTGTCCCATCACAATCTTCTGAATTGATTTCTTCAGCACTTGCTGATGGTGTTCTCAATTCAAAGTTTCCACCTGCGTTGCAAAGAATCATGATTTGATGTCCAACTGGTACATCAGCTAGTGATGGTAGTACGATAAAATCGTTTGCATCATTTGTTACTGCTTGTACATCCACGCAGTTTGTTCCTGCAGAAATTGTGTTAGTTGCGCTCTGTGAATCATCTGGTGTAACTTCCTGAGCAGTGGAAGTATAACCTTTCTTATGGGTAAAAACCCTATTTTCTAATTGACTTATTCCATGTGCCATTTTTGTTTTTCTCCTTGTCTAACCAATTTATGATTAGCTCCATCACGTTAAAGTAAACCGTGGTAACTTAAAGTTTTATTTTACTTATACGAAAACGCCTATTGTTGACGTTCCGATTAGTTCTACTACTCTGTATGTATTTGGATTTGCACTTTGTAATGTGATTGTAGCTACTCCACTTGTTACTGAAGTTGTCGCGATATCTGTTACGATAACACTCCCAGAGGTAGTATGTACCCAACTTCTGATTGCAAGTAATCCTGTTTCTGAAATCCCGTGATCGGATAAAGTTACTGCTACGGTATCATTCTCATCAGTAGTATTTGGAACTGTAATTAAAACATTCTTAAGCGCTGAGTTAGGTTCTAGTTCAAATGTGTTTAGTATTGTTACTGCTGCCATTTTATGATTTTCCTCCGTTGTTGTTTATTAAATAAAAAAAATAAAAAATGAAATAAACGCTTATGCGAATACTCCTGTGTCTGCACGTCCTGTCACTTCAATTACTCTGTAATCATTGTTTGTACCTGCTACGATTGTTACAGTTAAAACACCTGCACTTACTGCACAAGTATTTAGTTCAGTTGTGATAACACTACCATCTGTGGTGTGTACCCAACTTTCAACTGATAAAAGACCAGTTGCACTGATTCCGTAATCACTTAGAGTAATTGCGACAGTATCACCAGCATCAGTAGTATTAGCTAAAGTAATGTATACTCTCTTTACACCACTGTTTGGTGCTACTTCCCAAGTTTTTAATGCGGTTACTGCTGCCATTATGCGATACCTGTCCTTTCAGCCATTAAGCCTTCTGCTGTTACGATTAAAGCTCCGTACCATTTTAACATATACTTCTGTGAATCGTTGGTTTTAGCCAGCTCTTCAAAAGTCGTATCCTGTAAAACAGCTAGGAAACAATATCTTAGGTCTAGATATAATGCTTCTCTGCTTGCTGCAGCAGTTGGCATAAATCTATCCTTCACCCATAGAGCTCCATCGAACATGAAACTTCCAGGTAGACCGAATTTAAGTTCGTCGTTAGGTTGTTCAACATTTCTCTGGAAGTCCATAAGCAATCCTTTCATAACATTATGTGTATTTCCGTCGGTAACTACTAAGTCCACGTGACCGTTAGCTTCGAATACATCATTATAGTCAGATCGTACTTGATCCAATGTTAATGCTGCACCTGCGTTAGCAGTTGTGTTAGTTGAGATACTTGCTCGTAATCCTTGAAATCCTAGTGCGTTTGTGGTTGTATTTCCGTTCAAGATTTCGTTCTCTAAAATCTCGTTCATACTAGCTGTGGATACTCTAATATCTTCAGCCATTAAGTTTAGGAATCCTTCACCGGAAGCCAAAGCTGGTCCAGTTACTCTACCGATCACGTATGCAAACTTCATTACGGTGCTGGTTGCAGTTCTTGTAGGTACGTCTTCAGCTAATGCTGCGTCGTCTCCTTTAAATCCACTTCCTGCTGTTCCGTTTGTAGGTACTGCTTTTGCAGTTACTGCATTGAATACGTATGCTCTTCCTCTAACTGCTTTTCTAGGTAATAATCTTACTAATGGTGTGTCGATCATTGTTCGGTCTACGATAGCAGGGTCGAAAAATGAAGGCATTAATCCGAAACTTGTTACTGAACCACCTGTACTGTGTCCGATACTTGGTGCTTTAGTCATGTTAGCAGCGTATGCTTTCATCATATCTTTTCTTTTATCGATTCCGTTTAATGGTGCATAATAAGTTTGACCTTCATATAGACCCATTTTACCGAATCCAGAGTCGAACTTATAACCAGCACCGAAATTGCTCATGTCGTTTGTTCCCAAACCGCTTTCTATTTGTGCCATTCTTATTGTCCTCCATACTGTGCTTGCATTAAACCTTTCCAACTTAATTCAATTTGTTTTTGAACTTCTGGTTGTTCCACTTTACCTTTAAGTACAGCCTGCTTTTTTAATTTCTCTAACTCTGCTTCAACTTCTTTTAGTTTAAGCTTTAATGCTTTCTCAGCCTCTGATTCTTCTTCAGGTTTAGCTTCTTCTTCTGCTTCTTCAGCTTTCGCTTCTTCTTCTGCAGGAGCTTCTGCTGCGCCTTCTTCTGCTGCTGCTAATACTTCCTCAACGGGTTTACCTTCAGGAGCAGCTTCGGGAGCTTGAGATTCATCCTTTTTAATTTCTTCTGTCATTGTTGTTTCCTCCAACTTGTCACAAGTTTTACCTTCCACATCTAGATTAAAACTCCTAGCAATGTGTCCAAAACTTGCATTTCTGTTTGATTGAATAGGAACCCATGTTGCTTCAACAAGTTCCGCCTTCGTAAAAACTATGTGCTCTTTCCCATTAATATCTTTCTTGATTGATTCTTTAGGAATCGCTCCAATAGAAATACCTGGGTTTAATCCTTTCTCAACAGCTTCATTAACTAAAGCTTTTATTTGTGCAGCTTTAGGGTTAGCTTCCTTGCTAAAGAAAAAGGGTTTTGCAATAAGAGCTGAATGCCCTTTATGTTCAACAACTTGTAAATCTGTCCATCCACCAATGAAATTCTCCATTTTATTGGTATGATTTGCAAGTGCCGGTAATACGACATTATTTGCTGCCCAATC